TTTTTAATACCGTCCCAAATCCCCAAAAATGTATCCTTGAGTCCATTCCAGGCATTATTCCAGCCCTGGATAAATGCCCCGATAGATGCACTAATGCTAGTCGTTATCCAGTTCCAAACCTGCAGTAATTTAGCCTTAATTGCGTCCCAATTTTGAAATATCAATATCGGGATACCAATAAACGGTGCCAGCAAGACGAGAAAATAAATCCCAAATTTGCTGAAAAACCCAATCGCCCAATCCCAGATTCCAACAAAGAACCCTTTAATCGCGCCCCAGATATTGATAACTGCTTTCCTAAATCCCTCGTTTGTATTCCATAGGATCAAAAATCCGGCTACTAATCCAGCCACTGCAGCTATAATTAACCCGATTGGATTCGCGGACATGGCAATATTAAGCAACCATTGAGCGATGGTTTGCGTCTCAGTTACCGCAGTCCATGCTGCAATAAGTCCACTTATAATACCAACAATCTGGTACGCCTTAATCGCAATAAGCAGTGATGCCATAACAGGCAATATGATATCTATATGATTTTTCACAAACCCTAGCACCTGCCCAAATTTCTCGAATACTTCTTTTATGATCACCTTGATAGTCGGGCTATTTTTAATAAACCAATCATTAAATTCCTTTAATATAGGCAATACATTGGCTTTTACAAACTCAGCAAATTCCTTTACTGATATCACTATGTTTTTACTGACATCTTTCATGATCTTACTTATTTCAGGCATTTTAGACGTAATCCATTTTGCAAACTCAGCCATATAAGGCATTAATTCAGTTACTATTTTTTGTCCTATCGCGCCGAATTGCTCTTTTAAATCGCTTATTGATTTTTTATATGCTGCTGCTGATTTGATGGACTCATCAGACATTACCTTGCCTAATTCATTGGCTCTAGTTCTTAACGTATCAATCCCTTCTGATCCACGATTTAGGATCGGGATTAGCTCTTGATAAGTGCCACCAAATAGTCTCTGAGCTATTATATTTCGTTCGGTAATATCTTTCATTCCTGATAATTTCTTGATCGCCTCTTGAAATAAATCTCCTGTAGGTCTTAATTTCCCGTTATTATCTGCAATTTTAATTCCCAGATCACCAAAAGCTGCAGTAGCCCTTTTGCTTTCATCGTCAGCCTTACCCATAGTTAGCCCTAATTTATTAATCGCTGATTGCATTACATCAGTACTGCTACCAGCTTTCGTGAATACATATGCCCATTCTTGAGTGTCTTTAAGGCTCATTTGAGTGATCATCGATAGCTTTTTCATTGCAGCAGCATTATCAACTGATTTCTCAGCCAATGCAACAAGCCCTATCACTGCACCACCAGCAGCAGCAACAACTGCTGCTCCCATCAATGCAGCTTGTTTACCTAAACTCCCGAGTACTCCACTGGTTGATTTCCCTTTCCCTTCAACTTTGTCAAGCTCTTGCATCGCTGGTTTTGAGTCCACAAATACAGACCCAAATATCTTAAATATCTCCATTCTCCATCACCCCTTTTGAGGCATCATTGCTCTGATGCGTTTTACATCATCCATTATTTCTTTTTTCGTTCTCTTTGGTATCATTGGCACTCTTATTTTTTCATAATATTCCGTAAATGCCATGAAATTGCTCTCCTCCATGTTGGGATATAATGTTAGCCACATTTGCCAGGCTTTAGATTCTTCGTTTTTGTCGTTACATTTTATAATTAAGCCAATGCCGGTCTCCCAGTAAAGACTGAGTATATATGTTATATCGCTATACCTGCTCAAAAGCAGATCAATAATTTCTACTTCATCAATTGACCTGCTTTTAATAAAAAACTTCCTATGCTCGGTATGTTTTTAAAGGCTTTTATGATTTCAAACGTATCGTCTATCCCTAATTGCCCAAATTCTTCACCAGACAACCCTATCAACTCGCCGATAAATGCGTTAACTTCATCTTGTGCCATGCATATATTTTCAATAAGTCCTTTGAGTAGGCTACTTATTAATTCAGCCCCAAGTTCATCTTGTGATTTATTTTCAACATCTGATAGTTTTATTGGTAAATCCATTTTTTTTAATATCCTGGACACCGCAAAAAGATCATTGGTTATTAATTTTCTAAATTTAAAATCCATATTTCCTCCTATAAAAACAACAAAAGGGCAGAAATGCCCTTTTGTTGTTATTGTTTTAGACTGTTACGACTGTAGTAAAGTCTGATGCTTGTGATATTTTATTACTGCTTGTATCCTTAATAGCGTTAGTTTTGGCATTTACAGTCACAGTTGTTGCAGCTACAAATACTGTTGATGGTATTTTCACTAAGCATTTTGGATTTTGTGTTAATGTGTCCATCCACACTATAGAGTTTGCTACTGTTGTACAAGCAACGGACACGCCCGAGTTGCTGATGGCATATAATAAGTTAGCAATATCAGTAATTGCGTATGTATCAGCGTGTAACTTTTCGTTAAATGTTAGCAGTATTTCTGTCCATGTGCCTGCAGGTATTGAGGCTATTGTCATTACAGGAGCAACAGCATCATCACCAGTAGCGGTTGCAAACACGACATTCCAAGGCTCAGTTGTTCTGGCAGCCTCAAGATATGTTGCTGTCATTACAATCTTTGGCACACTTTCATCCTTATCTTTCAGATCCCATTCGGGACCATCTAGATTTATAGCATTTTCAAGAGTTATTACAACTTCTCTGCCATCCAATGTTTTCCCCGTCCATGTCACTGTACGATAATCACTTGACGCAACGTCTGATGCACCCGAGAGCGTATCACTAGCAGCAATAGATGCTACTGTCATGGCTGCATAAAAGTAATTCAAATATGTTGGCTCGATTTCCAACAACCCTAATTCTAATGTTGCCACTGATTTTATTTTTCTGAGTCGACCTTTTACCGGCCCGAAATCTCCATCAGCTTCTATTTGTTTCAATTCGCGTTTGACGGCAAATTTGCCTCCGCCGCGTGTCAATGCTACATCATGCCCTCCAATGGAAAACACTCCATCGCCCAATAATATATTGTTTGGTGCTGGCATATAATCATCTCCTTTTTTTTACTGATAAAATAAATATGTTGCTAATCTATATCTCAATTGCCGTCTACGTATATTTTTATCTGGGTCTGGGATCATCATCTTTGATAGTCTATAGATGCTAACGGCAACACTAGTGTTATAATTATGAGTTCTTTGTAACGCTGCATCTATAGAGGTAGTAAGATCTTCTAACCTGGTTGTATCTCCTAAATTATCCCACACATCTACCTCTAGTATAAAATCCTCTCTATTACCGTTAGGATTACCATCAGCATCAGAAGAATTAGGGATTTTAAATACAACATATGGGAATATAACCCCTTTATCAGCCGTTTCAAGATATACCCTTGTTGTTATTGCACATAAAAGATTATATATGACTGTTAATAAAGCCGTCATTTCATACCACCCCCGACATATCTTTCAGCTAAACGCTTAATATTGTTGATATTATCCTCTGCTGCAGGTGTCAAGTATGGCTGTTCGGGCTGTTTGCTAGTTCCTTTTTCAACATAAATAGCATACTCAATATTAGTGCCAATATGCACAGCTTTAGCAGATTCATCGACTTTATGATCTAAGCTCGATCTAAGATTACCAGTATCGACCGCACACCTTAGTTTAGCTTCACCTTCTACATATAGCCCTATAGCTGTTAATGTTTGTAATTGCGCGTGTGTTAAGGCACTCAATACATTATTTATATTTGACTGATACCCATTATCCATTATTATCGACCTCCAGGTATTCAAGTAAAATTTTATAATGATGGTTTATGCCCATTGTATTTTTAGGCTCAGATACAACTCGGTATATCTTTCCATCAGAATCAATGACCCTGTCAGGAGGTAATATATCGCATGTTACATCGCAATATAATTTATGCGTAGACTTGACGCCTAATTGCTCAGCAAGCATTATCTCAACGCTGCTATTTTGGTTTATCGCGCCTTGTATAACACTACTTGTAGACCATGCATCAACGTGCCCACCAAATGCATTAGGTGTTGACGTTACCCTCGATACTGATATATCGGTATAATAATCTTGTATCATGTCAACACCTTCTTTGCTGATATACTTGCCTATAATTGTTTAATAATGCCAATATTTGGGGGGGATAACCGCCTGATATATCATCATAAGAGATTGAGTAATCATCGATTGATTCAGACTTAACGCCCGGAGTTTGATTTAACAGCCTATGATTGACCATTTGTGATGCAATTATTTTAAGTGATTTTGGATATGTTACAAGCGTTATTGTTACGGCGTTTCCTGCAGTCTCTTCAACTAGTGTTTCAGCACTATCTAACGTCAATGTTCCCGCTACCGCTGTTGTAACATAATATACACCATCGTTGTATTTACTGCCTGTGATATGCACCGTTTGACCGCTTATAAATCCAGCGGTTAATAATCCACTACCACTATCTGTAATGGTCTTAGATGACGCCACAAATGCAATTGTAGAGGCGCAAAGATAAAACTCGTCATTATACCTATTTTTATAGTTATGCAAAAAATCATTCCTGCAATATTTCCTGATATTATCTTCTACAATCGGCAATAATGCAGCAATCATAGTGTCTTTTGCTGTATTCGTAATATTGAGTAATGTTTTGCATTCGGCTGTTGTAAGTATCATCAGATCACTTCCTTATATATTTCATTCATTCTTTTGCTGTAATTAGCCATATTAAACACTTTAGATCGTTCAATAATCGCCTGTTTGTCTATCATTTTATTATCAAAATCCCTAACAAATAGCGATATTGCCTCTAATACATCATCGGGATTAGACATATCACAGGTGTAATCTGATACCATGTTGTAAGGGTTATTTTGACTAATGATAGGGATTCCACAGTTTAACGCTTCACCTATAGTCCTGGTTATGATTCTATTAGGGGATATAAGGCAATCACAGGCACGATATACCAATTCCATATTAGTAACCCTACCTGATAGATCGCCTAACCCTCCAATATCCTTCAATTTGCCTAGCAATATATTCCAACAATTTGGTATAGGCATATCAAACCCGTAAAAATGGATCTTCATACCAGGGTACTTTTCGCATGCATGCAACAAACCGACAACCATTTCATACAAGTCAATATCTTCCCTTTGACTGTCGCAAACTAAGATATTATACTTTCCATGATTGCCAAACTTATGTTTATCACCGACATTGCAAAACCTAGTTTCGTCAATTACTGGATAATCAAGGATTAAATCTTTCCCATTAAAAATAGGCTGCCAGTGAGGTGTAAATTCTTGCCAAAAGTAAAGCATCTTTTTTGTCCTTTTCCAGCTAGACACATCGGCATATAAACTATATGATTCACCCTTGCCTTGTGTCTCTGGTCTAAAACATGCTAACGGTCTTCCATGTACAACCCATATAAGAGGGGTTTGATTTTTTACGATCCAATTGTCAATAGCACCTGTATGCATTATTATAATATCCGCGGTATCTATTAATTTTGGCTCTGCCGTTTGAAGCCTAAATCCTGCCCTTTCGTCAATTGCATTAACCAAAGGTGCTTCTCTTACTGCATTTGACGTAATGCCAGTGTCAACAAATATAACTTCATTGCCTCCATATATATCGGCTCTTGCCATGTCTCTGGCTGCCTCGTAACTAATATAAACCACATCTGTTAGGAGCAAAAGGGGCAATATGACAGATTGTAAGTGGTTTATTCATTGGCAACACCTCCTTTATACAATATAAAAAGAGCCTTTCGGCTCTTATCTATATTTTGGGAATTAAGCTGTGGTAGCTACTTTTGACAGATAACTTGTTATGCTAGCAAGCAAAACCCCTGTGCTATCCACTTTTGATGCAGTTGATAAGGCTACTATTTTACTTGCTGTCGACTCAATCAATGATGGTACTGAGGTGGCAATAATTGCAGAAACCAACAGACCAACGCTTGCACCGGCTAATACAGCTTTACTTCCTGCTGAGTCAGCAATTATAGTGCTTGCTAAAACGCCAACACTATCCGTCTTGGATGCTGTTGATAATAGGACTATCTTGCTTGTTGCCGATTCAATTAACGATGGAACTGAATTAGCAATAAGTGTAGAAGCCAATACCCCAACACTTGTCGCCTTGCTTCCTGCTGAGTCTGCAATGATTGTACTTGCCAACAGTCCAACGCTTGTTGCTTTACTTCCTGCACTATCAGCTATTATTGTGCTATTTAAGACCCCAACGCTATCTACCTTAGAGGCTGTTGACAAAGCAATTAATGTGCTTGCTTGTACCCCAACGCTTTTTGCTGCACTTGCTGTTGATTCAACTCTACTTGTTACAGAGTCTGCAATTAATGCACTTTCAAGTAATCCAATACTGGTTACTTGTGCACCAACGCTATTAACTCTACTTGCTGTCGATAATGCTATTAATGTACTCGCTAACAATCCAACGCTTGCACCTGCTGACGCTGCTTTGCTACCTGCACTATCAGCAATTATAGTTGATGCTAAAACGCCAACGCTTGTTGACTGATTGCCTATGCTGTCAACGCCACCATCAATAACGTCAGCAACAGAATCTATCACTGCGCCAGCGTCACTAATTATAGTTGCTGTATTTGTGAGGTTTGCGGTTGCTGTACTAACAGCAGTTGCAGCAGTACCCAAAACGGTTGCGGCACTATCAATTGATGTCAACCCTGCCGCTATACTATCTAATTTGCCTTTTAATGTGCTTGCCATTATAATCATCCTTTCGATTAGTTATTTTATAACCATTTTCGTCCATCCCTTAAATGCCGTTATAAGCTAACACCGCACCACTACCAAGCGTAATTGACGTAAATCTACCATGTATTGTCAACCCTGCTGCCACTGTTATGCCTGTTATACCTGTTATGTTGCCTACTGCCGTAATAACAGCGTTTGAGGCAACATATATAGAGGTAAAAACATAGCCGGTATCAGGCGTTGTTGCGTCTGTACCAGCTATATATTTACCGCCGTTATTGCCTGATAATAGATTGTCAAGCATTGCTTTTTCTGTGTTTGCTGCCATGATATCAACTCCTTATGATGTTGCTTTGTGGAGATATATGCCACTTAGCTTGTTCGCTGGGATGAAAAGGTCGTGGAACAGGCGGAACGCAAAAATCCATCCATCCGCATCAGCATTCATTTCAGGCGCAATCATTTTGGGCTTTACATGCTTTAATGCTGCAGTAATTGCCCTCTGGTCAGCGATCATGAAATTAATAGCTGTTCCACCTGACGCGAATCCACCGGCTGTTTGCCCGCCAGTAGTACCATCATTAAACGTAAATGCAGTCCTAAACCTTGCTGATGGTACGCGTATTAAAGGCATTCCATCGAAAGACTGAATATCTCTGGATAGTACAGCATTAGGAGCACTGGCAACACGCATGTTAAACCATTCGCCACTTTGTTTCATGAGCTGATACATATTGTTGCTCACAAACATTACCCTTGATTCTGCTGGGACTTCGGCATCGTCCAGAGTTTTAATCCCTGTGTCAATCGCTGATACTGCTGTATCATATGTCAAATCTGCTGATACATCGTGGCTACATAGTGTGTATATCTTGCTGAATCTGTAAGCGTCAATTTCAGGTATTACACTCACTCTCATGATCTCTGCCATTAGCTCGGCTGCCTGCGTATATGCTTCAATAGCGTCTAGTGCATCTAAGTTGTACTTTCTGCCTCTTTCCATTGCGAATACATAAGCGTCCCATGCAACGGTATTATCGCCGGCAACATAACCTGACGCTCTGCTATATGTGCCTAGCCCGTCGGCTGAAAATCTCTTAATGTATATTGTTTTTGGATTTACTTCGCTCTGCCTGATGTTTTCTGGATTGGTTTCAAGGATTGCTGTAGCAGCACCTTTTTTATATACCGCGTCTAACATGTTGTTGTACGCGCTGACATAACCTATTGTATTTGCCATTATTAATCATTCCTCTCAATTTTAAAAGTTTTTAAATTTTTCAGACCAATCAATACCGCCTAATTCCTCAGGTTGTGTATTGGTTGGCTTCTTAGTTAGTGTTCCTTTTGGCGTTTCCTGAGTAAACAGATCAGCATAATTGGTTTTTAAGCCTTTTACAACGTCTGTCAAACCTACAATATTACTACCATCCATAGTTAACTTGTCTATGTCGATGGATTTCATCAGCAAATCAGTGTGTTTAGCTCCTTCTTTTGTCAAAGTCTCTTTTATCGCTGATACCTTGATTACGTTAGCCAAATCCCTGTCCTTTGCTTGTAAATCAGCCTTATACTTCTCTTGTAGTTTGGAATAGTTTTCTTTGACTCCTTCAACATCTTTTAACAATGTCTGGGTTTCGGTTATTTGCTGCTCGTAGGTTTTTACTTTTTCTTCTAATGCTTTTTTGCTAGTAGATTCCTCGTTCAGCCGTTGCCTTGGCACAAACCCGTCCAGCAAATCAAACTCTTCTGGCTTAATTCCTTTTTCTATCACCTGCTTATATAACTCTTCGCCTATTTTTGATTTAATTCTTTCTGACATAATGTTCTCCGATCTCATTTTTACGACTTTAGTGTCGACATAATAGCCTTTAACGCCCCTATTTAGGCGAATTGTTGATATAAAAAAAGCACCCTTGTTGGATGCTGTTATTATTTTTATTTATTCTTCGTTTTTGTAAGCTGATTCATCTTTTCTCATGCACTCGATAAACTCGCTAAATACTACCTTTGCTGTATATCCTGTACGTTTCGATATCTCTCTAAATAGCTCGTTTACAGTAAATTGCTCTAACACATTTTCATCGTTTTCCACTTCTTCCACAGGTTTCTTTTTTGGTATTGCCATCATTAATCCCTCGCTTTCATCCATTCATTATATTTTTGATAAGGTATATAATCCTTCGTTTCATTGTCTTTTCTTAGACTTGGCTCTAGCCCCTCAAACTCTGTTCTTGTAGTACATCTGCAATTGCAATCCATTTCAGGATCGCCAAAGTCTCCAGGGAATTCAGCACTATAGCCAGCCACTTCAAATATTCCATCTTCATTCGCGTATTGTCCATCTAATTCGGCGTGTTCATCTCGCGTTCTATCGTCTAACGTAGCCACCCACACCTTTTTAAATTTAACACCCAAATCGCTTGCCGTGTTATAGCTCTCCTGTTTCCCTGTATTCCTTGCGCGGTTAGTTTCCGTCCTTGCGATTAGTACCGCCTTAGACGCATCACCATCATATAAGCCTTTTATCCTGCGTCCCATCTTATCTATACTCTCGCCTTGTATAATGCCCTGTGTTATCTGCTGTCTAGTGTTTAATATAATCTCATTCCTGTGCTGCTGCAATCGTTTATTTAGCGTCAATCCACCTATAGGCATTTGTATTGCTGCCTCAACTACTGCTGGGCTAATTAAAGCATAATTAAGATTAACGCCTGCCATCCCTTCTATTGCAAACCCTGTGTAATAATAATTAAGTTTGTATATTTCACTTAGGTTCTCAGGCATCAATTTCCCTGACTTTGCATATAGTGTTTTAAGCTCATCTGCTATGCTTGCTATTAACGCTGGTAGTCTAGCGTTTTTCTTCATCGCAACAATATCTAATACACCGTCTACACTGTATTTCTCATACACCATAGCGATCTTACCGCGTGTTTCCTTTAATGCTAATTGATAAGCCCCTATTAACTCATTCGTTAGTGCCTCTTCTTTGCTCAGTGTTAATTTATCCAGGATTTTCTCATTGTCCACTATTACCACCACCATTATTAGGAGGTATATTGCTATTGTCATTATTATTACTATTGTCACTCATTATAGGATTGTCAAGGTTTAACATTGTTGCTGTGTTTGCTTTATCCTCTTCCATGAGTTTTAACTCTCCGTCAACGTTGCTAACCCACGGATGATTAGCCAATAATGTTCGCTCTGAGATTAATCCTGATGACTTTACAACATTATCAATTTGCTCTGTCTCGTTAAATACTTGTATGCGATTAAATGTAATATCATCATAGTCAATGTTTGCTCTGTAGTATGTATTGATAGCATTAATCAATTGTCTATAAAACAATTTCATTTGCTTTTCGGCATCATTACACTTCATATCAAGCCCTGCATAACGATTCTTGATAACAATATTAGTAATATTCCCATCACCGATCTGATCAGGATTTACACCGCGACCGATTAAAAATATATTTTGTTTGAGGATCTCTAATATTACAGACCTTGCTTCAACAGGTATCTCAACTTTTACGTATTCAAAATCTCCACCCTCATCGATTGGGATTACTTTGTATTTTTTGAGCTGTTCCTTGAACGCCTCTAAGTCAGTGCCTCCATATCCTTTCAACTTCATTAATGCTTCTTGAAACTGGTTTATATTATCTATAAATCCACTCGATATGCTGTTATACATCGTCAACAGTGGTTTCAAGTCCTGCATATCTGATTCTTTGCCTTTATTATTAAATAATGGCATAAATGGCACAAATCCAAAGTTAAAATATTGTATATCCTCTGGTGTACCGTTGTATACTGACTCAACTAGATAATGTGTTTTACTCACTACATCAACTAACTGACTATCCCTAATCGTAACAAATGATACTCCGTCTTTAGCCCATATTTCAGCCTTTATATCTTTATTGTCCTTGTAGTACCTTACTATTTGCACTATATATTTATTATATCTGTCGTATATAGGCAATATTTCAACGTCTGATATCAATATCCAGTCAAGCAACCCATCATCGTTAATGTATAAATGTAGCCATGATACGCAATCTAGTGAGGAATTCAATAAAGCTGTTTCCAATATGTCTTGTATATTAAATTCCTCTGGCATATCCGTTTCAATTGCAACCTCTTTTGCTAGGATATAATCTATTTTCTGATTAACAAGCACCTTAAAATAATTAGTGTATATCTCACACTTTTTGTTTCTAAACTCGTGTATCATGCCGTTTTGATAGGTGTCTGTTGTCTCGCCTACCTCTTTGGGCTTATAATAATAAAACTGTCTAGCTTCGTATTTATTCTGTTTTTTAGCCTGATCTGCCTTTATCATGTTAACTATGTTATTTATATCGATCATAATTTACCACCCCATACGTTTTCGACTTACTACAGTATTAATAAAATATCTTTCTTCGTCCTTTGTATGGTCATTCTGCTTTAATGGTTTGTCCTCACCATGTTCTGATGCTTTTACATCCCAAATATACGATGAAAATTCTCTAAATGAATGAGTACAACAATCATTAAATGCTATCAACCCATTATTTAAAGCATTGGCATAATTTCTTATACCTTCTAGCACATCATTTTTCGCTTTAATAACTGTCCATTTGCTTTTCTTTTTAATAGACGTAATAAAAGATGCTGCGGTCGGATCTATTACTATTGCTCTTATTTTTACATCACCTATAAAATTGATAAAATCATTAACATACTCTTCGTCGGTTTTTTGCTTTCCCATCCTGCCATCATGATAATATTCTTTTATTTTGTACCATTTATCAGCCTTGCCATATAGACCAAAGCAACAAGGGTTAAATGTTCCATAATCACACGATACATAATATTCGCTGTATTCTCTATCCTCTGTTTTTACGATGTGCTTATCATCGTTAAACATGTCGTAAATTATACCCTCGGCTAATACCCATAACCCTAAAATAAATCGTTTATAGAATAACCCAGTATACATTTTTCTGTATCTCTCTTTTACTTTTTCTGTCAATGATAAATTATCATCCATCGTAAAATTGAGGACCAATATATTTAATTCATCCGCTTTATTTATCCATTCTAATTTAAAATAGTGATATGGGCCTTCTGGATTGCAATTAAACCAAAATTTTGACCCATCAACAGAACAACGTCCAGTCGCTTGTTTAACAAAACTCTCAGGCATTAAGGCTACTTCATCAAAAAATATTCCTGCTAGCGTGATACCCTGTATTAAATCCTGTGATCTTTCATCCTTGCCACCAAATATGTAGAAATAGTTTTCTTTGCCCTTTTTTCGTATTATTAACAGGTTTTCTGTGCGTTTATCTTCTACGTGATAGCCACGACAACGCAACATTATTTTTAGCCAGAATACGACATTGCGTCGAAAACTGCCTATTGTCTTCCCACACATTGCAAAATTACTCCCTGCGAATGTGTACATTGCCCACATAACAAAAGACAGAGACATCGACAGTGTTTTACCGCTTCTTATAGCTCCATTTGCAATTATTCCCTCTTTATCTTTTACTGGGCTATCATCCATCCACCAAGTTAATACTCTTTTTTGCTTTTTTGAAAAAGGCTTGAACTTGAAGCCCGCTTTAATTTTCTTCATCATCCCACGCCTTTCCAGCTTCTATGTTTAATGCTTCTATGAATCCATCATCTATGTCAATTTCGTCATTTATTATGTCTCCAAATGTGTTTGGATCTAATTTTTTAAGAGCGAATATTAAAAGAGTATCGCTAAAATATGTCTTTTTATGTTTTTCTACCTTTCTTCTTTCCTTCCCTTTACCATTTTTTTCAATTAATGTTCTTGTTTCTTCATATTCGTAACCCATTGCTCGGTTATACATTGATATCTTTAAATCTTTTATTAACGTTTCTTTACTATTCTTTAATATAGCCGAAAGAGCCGAATTCTTATTTTTATAAACTTTAAAAGTTGAATATGCAATATGTAATTTATCGGCGATTTGTTCTTCTGTTAACCCATCTTTGCGCCAATATTTAATATCATTAAGATAAGGTTCTACATGTGTTTCATATTTAGACGTCCTCGTCATTGATTCCACATTCTTTCTATGCCTGTTCGCTTAATACATAGGCACATATTTTCATAAATTAACATTGAACACAAAGCCACATTTTGGGCAATGGCAGTCAGTACCTTTTTTTGTGTCGCTCTCGCTTTCATCAAGATCAATCGCTTTTTTCTCTTCTTTTTCCTCAAACATCAAATCAATCTCGCAATTGTCAAAGCCTGTAAGGTCTAAATTAAAATCCATTGTCTTTAGTTCTGCAAGCTCCAATTTTAATAAATCCATATCCCAACCAGCATCAAGAGCCAGCCTGTTATCTGCTATAATATAAGCCCTCTTTTGCACCTCGGTTAAATGGTTCACACAAACACACGGGACTTCTTTTAATCCTTCTTTTTTGGCTGCCAATAATCTCCCATGTCCAGCGATTATATTAAAATCGCTATCTATTAAAATTGGGTTAACGAATCCAAATTCTTTTATGCTCGCCTGCAATTTTATTATTTGATCTTCAGAATGAGTACGTGCATTGCGTGTACATAGCATCAATTTATCTATTGCTATATTTTGCAATTTTTTTTGCTGTTTTGGTGTTAAGTCTGCCATATCAATCACTCACTTTCAATTATTACCTTAAACGCTTTACCTTTCAGCATCACCCCCACAGCGTTAAATACACGTGCTATTATCTGTTGACCTATCAAACCAAAAAGACACGCCTGAACAAATTCAAACATGTCTTAACAAAGAGGCTTTAAGGGTAATTCTGATAATACTATTTTATCATGATAAATCTAATAATAAGTATAATAAAAGTATAATTTTCATATAGTTTTCATATAGTTTTCATATAGTTTTCATATAGTTTTCGTATAGTCTAAATTATATAAATTACTGTTTGCTTTTCGTTAAGAATACAATTTAACATGCTTATTGATTCAGCTGCTATTTGTTTTAACCTTATTTCTGTTAAGTTTTTTCGATATTGTTCAAAAAAGCTTATTTCAACATCACGCCAATCAAGGTTATCCATGTATTTCAATTCAACTATATATCTATCCTGTTGACTTAATGCATTCAACGCCTTGTCAATTAATTTTATTTCCTGTTCTAAAGGGAATATTCTTGACTTTTCATTTTTAATTAATTGCTTTACTAATTCAGCGGTAATTTTAATATTATTATCTTTTATCATTATTTCAGTTTCAATTATTGATTGATTATTCCTTGCTTTTGGCATCCCGAAATTATCACTATTGTTATTCCATTGCAACATACTAAAATTACCAAGTTTCAATATTTCTTCAAATCCTTTTATTCGTGCATATGCTGTATCTATTCTAGCTTTTTTATATCTATATTTCTTTAGTACGTCAGTTATTTTCATAAATACACCCCTTTATCTCATGTATACCATAGTCAATCCAATCCCAAAGCTAATCACAGCACTACCTATTACTACTATTGCATATATCGCTAGTCCTCTTTTCGTGTCCATTGCTGACCTCCTACATTTTTGACCCATGCATCAAATTCTTTTTGTGTCATGTTATTTGGCACAAATCTATCAATGATATCTTGAAACGGCTTTAAATAATGTTTCAATACTAATTTTGCTTCTTTTTCCCCTCGCATTTGTATATAGTCAGACTCAGTCATATTCCAATCTGTCGGGCAATCAACAACGTTGCTAAATCTGCAATATAGTCCATTTGGTTGTCTTGCAATAAATGATCCCATGCTAACCTCCAATAATTATATTTCCCTATGTCCCGCAACTAAAATTAATTATCATATATTGTCATATTATTTATATTTTCCTTTAATTTTCCGTAAAAACCTACATCCTTCGCACCCTATTATTTTGCCATGCTTGAATATCTGGTCAGCATGGACTGGACAAATCCCTACCTCACTCACCCATTTATTGTGATCTGTGCAATAATCCATTTTTACCCCTCCTATTCAAAATCGATTTTATGCCACCTAGAACGCGTTTCCTTGATTCAATATAAATTTATACTTCCACATCGTTTATCATGCTTCTACGCGCCACACACGTTTATTGTTTATGCTTTATTTTGCTCCACGCATTCAATTAATTTTATCTCGACTCTGGGATTATTTTTATCTACACAAAAATGATGTGTTATACTGCCAATGTATTTCCTGCTATCATTTTCTAATGTACCCGATAGTGTCAGCCCATCTAGGATATATTTAATTCCGGCTGCTACATTGTCGGGATCTTTTTTTGCATTTTTGGTGTACCAAGTCAGTTCGATATTTACCTTTTGCTTAATTGCCTTATGCCTAGCACCAAGACATGTGAGCATTACAATGTCTGTGTAGTATCGTTTATTCTTGGCATATTTACTAAAATGGCATTTTGACTCTTTAATTATTTCATTCAGCCCTGGAAATTCGCCTTGCACTGTTAGGCTAATCATCCCTGCGCCTCCCTCTTCATATCTAGCCGTATCTCATCCGCTAGCGAGATTATAATCTCACTGTTGGTAGGTCTATACTCGCCAAATCCGCCGTTTTTATGTGCAAACTCAATAGAGTGACGTATTGCACGCTCAACTCTATTAGGCATTGTGTCATATTCCCTTGATAGTGCTGGATATATGCACTTCGTCAGGCATGTATTACTGCCATTAATAATCATCAGTATTGCACTCCTTAGATATTTGAAGCCTTTTACATGCTGAGGTATACTTAATCCTTTTAATTTGTCAGTCACTAATTCCTCAGCAGTAATAGCTCTGTCGCTATAAGATGTAACCCTATTCTTTACTGGTATTTCCTTATACATTAATACGTCAACCACTGCAATCGTTACATTTGTTACTATTTCTTTGATCTGCTCTTTAGTTAATTCCATCATTTTATCCCCCTTGTAATTTTTATTTATCTATTTGCTTCAAAAAATGCTTTTGCAAATCCTTGAGGTGTCATACTTCTAAGTATTTGTCTACGACTATACCCAGTTTTTTCGGCATATCCATCAGGTATAGACTTTAGATCTGCATAATGTTCAACACACGACACAAAGTCCCTAGCGTTTTTTGATGTAGGATGTTGAAACTGTCTTGGCTCAACTTTGTTTAATTTAGGTTTGTTGAATTCACCCCATAGTGCTGTTTTTTTTGTGTATGGGTCACCGTATTCGTATGGTTCAAACACTAAAGCTGCATCACCTAGAAAACGCTTTAAATATCCGGAGTATGGATTTTCTAACGCCCAAAACTTTATTCCCTCGCCTGACTTTGTGTGATTTCTGTATAAACATTCATGTATAATCTCTAAGCAGGCATTCACTATAGCCATACCCTGTCGCAGGTTTCTTGGCATTTTTGCTGTTTTATCATTTCTCGCCAGGCTGAACATTGTACATGGAGGAGCCGCCAAAATCCCATATATTTTATTATTTTCAACTAAATATGTTAAATCGCCATAACCCTTCCACTTTGTAACGTCATAATCTGGCAAAGTTATAACTCTAACATCAAATCCATTCTGTTTATAAAAATTACTCCAACTTCCAGTTCCACCGCACAAATCAAGTATTATTTTATCGCTGTTCATATATCCCCCTATCCGTTATCCCCTATGCCCATGCCATTCAACTTATCTATTAACCGTGTCCTCAGCTATAACCTTATACAATATATTGTGTAACTCACTGCTTTGTGCTTCAATGCGGTGTAAGTATGCTTTCATATTCCTTATTGTAGCCTCTAATGCGGTTAATTCATGCTTAATTATCATTGCATCTTCTCTGGACATTAGTTATTCACCCACCTTTGCGTTGTTTTAATAAATTTTACTTCCTTTGACGTGCATTTATCGCGTTCGCCTGATCTTTGTTTAGCTATAATAAGCATTAATTCATCTACTCTCTTTTCGTTTTCTTCATAATCGCCAGTATTAGGATCATGCAAGAATAATACATTATCGGCATCCTGTTCTATACTGCCACTACCTCTCAAATCTTTTAACAATGGCTTCCTGTTGTCCTTTTCATTGTCCCTATTTAGCTGACTCAATAGTAAAATAGGCACTTTTAATTCCTTATTCAATAATTTAAACTGTCTAGATAGACTACTTAGCCTTTCTGTCTCATTTCCTGTTTTTTTCATGGACTCACAAAGTTGCAGATAATCAATTACAACAAAATCCAATTCTTTTTTATTCCTCAATGATCTACATTCAGCCCGTATTTCCTCAGATTTAAACACATCATCGATTATATTAATATGTATAGCACTTATTACGCCTGATGCCTGATTGATTTTATCCCAATCATCCTTAGTTAATCCGATACCTGACCTGATCTTGGTCAATGATACCCCGGATATATTGCAAATCATTCTCTCTATTAACTGCTCTTCTCCCATTTCCAAGCTAAATACAGCAACATACTTATTTCTTGTTGCAATATTGATAGCTATTTGTAGTGCCAGGCTAGTTTTTCCCACACTTGGACGTGCTGCAAGTATCGTTAATTCATTCGATTTAGCTCCACCAGTCCAGTTGTCCAGCCATTTCAACCCATATTTCAAACCGTTATCCTCTATACCTTCCGCTCGTCTTTCGATTGTCATAACTGCATCACACACAATATTAGTAATATTATTTCTGCTTTTTTTGTCTATTATTTCAATATCAACCTTTTGCATTATGTCATTTTTAAAGTCGGTTATATTCTCATACTCACCATTTAAAGCCATTTGCTGTATATCTTGACCTACATCGTGGTATCTACGCCTGATTGATTTGCCTTTTACTATTTGTGCATAGTGTGTTACTCCCTCTGACGTAGTAAGATTATCTATAAGGCTTGCAATAAAAGTAATTTCAAATCCTTTGTTACTTAAAGTAATGATATCAACAGGTGTATTATCATTGTATAAGTCAAGGATTGCTTTATATATGTTTTTATGGACTTCATTATAAAAATCATCAGGTGTTAACAGCTTTAATACTGTATTTATTTTATTTTTGTCTATGATAATACTTGCTAATACTGCCTTTTCAGCATCATTATTGAATATCATCGCTTGATACCTCCTGATATCTGTCTTTTGTCTTATTTTGTTTTACTTCAAATATGCCCTTCCAAGAATTTTCTATGGATTGGTTTAAAATTTTAATTTTAAGCTCGTCAGTAGATGCTAAAGAATCTAATTTCAATAACATTAACTGAATAGCTCTATCGGTCATGGATGCCCTGATTTTTGTTCTCATTTTCACAAATTCTTGAATTGCATCTTTAAGATTAATATTTGACGTGTATTGATCAACAATGGACGGTGCTTTTTCTTTAGGTTTTTTATCCTTACCTAAACTAACCTTACCTAACCTATCCTTACCTATGCCGTCCACGGACTGTCCATTGTCTGTCCACGGACTGTCCATTGTAATATTTTTTACTCTGTTTGAATTGTCCTTAACATCAACTCGCTGCGTGGCTTCAAGTAATTTTATTTCAGGTAAAATCTCCACAAGTAAATCTTTGTAAATACTGTCTATTTTTCTATCTGATCTTATATTGTTATGTTCCTTCCAATCAGTAATATAGCTAACTAGATCATCATTTAAAATTCTTACGAATTGTTTAACGTGCAAAAGTTTTAAATTATCATCGTTGCTTCCTATCATTCGCATGACTGGAAAAGCCTCAACAATACCGTCATCATCAGCCCTAAGCCCCAAATGGAAATATAAATTTTGTGCATCTATAGGTAATTTTATAAATCTCGCAGAATTGATAATATTTATGCTGAACATTCTTCGACTAGCCATATGTACACCCCTTAGACTTATTCATTCGTATTGCTATTTTACATAAACAATTGCCTAACCTTAGCTATTTCTGCATCATATTCAATCCTGTGTTTGTGTCCTTCTGCATATGTAGCATGTACTTTTTCGACGAATGAGTCTAAATCACCGTTGAAACAGCCACATATTACGTTTACTTTTCCTTCATAAAAATAAAACGTTGTATTGTTGCATCTGCTACCAATATTTTGCGTGATATATCGTGCTGGATTTGATTTATACTCACTGCAATTACGGCAATCACTGCAATCACTGCAATCACTGCAATAACTGCAATTACGGCAACCACTGCAATAACTGCAATCACTGCAATCACTGCAATCACTGCAATCACTGCAATAACTGCAATCACTGCAATCACTGAAATAACTGCAATTACGGCAATCACGGCAATCACTGCAATCACTGCAATAACTGCAATTACGGCAATCACTGCAATTACGGCAATCACTGCAATTAATTAAAGTTTTATGTAGCTCTGTAGCTAATTCCAACGTATAATATTCTTTATCCCATTTATTATTTTTATCATCCACCCAATATCCGTTAATATCTTTTAATTCGCTCATTTGTACGCCTCCATTTAATTTATTTAAAAAGCCACAGCGGAAATTGCGGTATCCTAATAACATTAGCTATTCCCATTCGTTGGGTTGACGCACACATGCACTTTATCGGCTCATGTATGAAGCCTATTCCGCTATGGCAAGGGTTGGTTATGCTGCGTCTTTTGCTTTTTGCACTTCTTCAACTATCTTTTCATAGTCAAGTTTTTTGATATCCTTACTGCTGGTATATCCATATTTGCTACACACTGCCTTAACAAGGTCTGCATCACCTTTAGCGATGGCAAATATCCTTTTTGCTTGACCTTCTGTGATTGTAGCTCCGTTATCAGTAGCTATTTTCCTGCTGGATTCTTCCACTGATACACCGTTCAAGTCCATATCCTCAATATCCTGAGTGAATATGTCTGACAGACTACCTACCAGTAATGTAGCGTCAACAAAAGCCCTTTTCTTAGCCATTTTCAAAACGGTATTATCCATCGTGAATGGGTCTTGTTTGATATATTTCTTCTCTTTAGTGTTGCAACTGCCCAATCCCTCAGTAATAACTGTTCCATTTTTGAATAATTTAGCCCTAACCTGATATTGAAAGAATCCTTCTTTGAAATCCCTTGTGCTGTCAACGATTTCAAATTCAGACGTAAGCCCCATAAGCATGTTAATCTTTTCTGCTCCGGGTTTTAAAAGAGTAGGTTTATTGGTGCCTGGGATTATTCCAAAATCATGATCCTGTTTTAGTTGGCTTTGAACAAGGGCTTGAAATTGCCCGATTTTAGTTATTGTACCTTGCATGGATGCAATATTAAGAGTATCGATTATTGATAAGGATGTATTTTCTAGTTGATTATCCATATATTTACCTTCTTTCAGTTTGAAATATTTGACATTACTTTTGTGTTATGATAAGATTCGACTGTACACCAATGTTTTTTGTTTAAAACGGTAACACTCCGGCATCTTCGCTTGCCATAGCTGAGATGCTTTTTTCGTTGTATAAGCCACAAATATCAGTATCTTCAATATCTTCACACTCAGCTAGTATCACCTTACTTGTCCTATTGCACACCTTCACACTTGGATATTCATCGTCACATATGCAATATTGGCAGTCCAAGCAGCTAAGACTTGTCACTCTTACTATCTTTAGGGCTGCTGTACCATTGATCAATGGTACGCAATTTGTCCTGGTCTTTCTTGCCATTAGCCTCACTCCCTTCATACCGGGTATACCGGGTTTCACTTGATTTCTTTTGTCCTGTCACGACTATGGTCTTCAATTATTCACCCCCCTTTCTTGATACACATTATGTAAACGTGTATTTTTATAAAGGATATAAGCGTGTTCCTGCACGTCTAATTTTTGAATGTGAATTTATATTACTTTTGTATCAGACGTGCTTCTTTATGATTGTTTAACTGTAAAATAGATGCTTACTTTTGATGTATTCGTCTCATCCTTTCACGCAATATTTCTTTTTGCTCCTCGGTCAAAATTTTCTTTGCTGCCGGCGAACAAAATCTAATCAATTTTTTTGGTACCAGATATGTTCTGCTGTACTGATCCTGTGTCTCTAGTTTGTAATGGTCTGGATATTTCTCACATAACTTGTCTAACTTCCTGATGTGTGCTGGTATGCATGTATATATACTTGCTATTTTGTCGGCTGCCGAAATGTTTACTGATGTTTCTTGCTCTTCATAAGTTAATTTGTAGTCAATCACTCTCATTCACCCCCTTTACAGTAATCATCGATATCTGACACATTATCCACCTGATTGATATTGCTAAATGATTCTGCAACCATCCATTTATCAAGGGCAAGCTTACTGAACCTGTACGACCTACCTAGCTTTATGTGGGGGATTTGATTTCTACGACAGTATAATTTAACTGTCGTTGCTGGCATGTTGAGATATTCGCCAGCCTGTTTAGCCGTCATGACTTCATTTGTTGTATTCATTTGACACCTCCAATTATTACTTTTTTAGAAATTAAATGATTGATTTGTTACCCTACGAGTAACCAGTTGGTAAAAAAAATTTCAATTGGTGATTTCTTAAGTGTTTTACAGATCACGATTATTTCATCCTGCGTAAATGGTACTACTCCATTAATCCTTTTTGATAAAGATGCTTTTGATTTTATTTTGCAATCATTTTTTATTATTTTCACAAAATCATCTAAAGTGTACCCTAATGATGTTAATTCAGCTTTTAATTTTAAGTTTTTTGTCGGCATTTTTTTCACCTCTTTTACTATGTATATATTTTGACAAATTGTGCAATATATTAATGATATAATACTTTGTGACACGTTCTGTGGTTTTAGTATATTACTCTTTGAGGAACGTGTCAATAGATTTTAGAAATATAATTTCTATTTTAGTAATTTTGTTTCTATTTAAGCAATAATATTATATTATGAGGAGGTCAAATTTTATGTGGGATAATGCGTTGAGGAATGGTGACAGAGTGGTGACATTTAAGGAGAGATTTTTATATTTAAAAACTGAAAAAAACGTTACTCTCATAGATATTGCAAAAGCGGTACATTCTAATAAGGCTTCTATTTCTCGTTACATATCCGGTCGTGTACCTATAAAACTTGAAATGGCTGAAACTTTAGCAAAATATTTTGACGTTGATACGGCATATTTATTGGGGCACTCTGATGTTCGGCGTCAAATAGATTTTGATAAAGAATGGATAAAATTCATGGAAAAAGTTAAGGCTGAAGGTGTATCCTTAGGTGATGTAGAAGACGCTCTAACGATTGTAACGAATCTTCGTGACCGTTACGAAAAAAAGCAATAGTATCGTATGTAGCGTTTAAAATGGAAACTTCACCTTCATTTTTGATTGTGAAGTTCTTTAATATCTTATTCTCTATAGCATTATCCATATATGACACTACCTTTCTAAATACAACACAACATTACCCTATATATGTAAATTGGTAATTACCATAATATCACCAATTATTAATATATGCAATAAAAAATTTATCATATTTTGTAAAATTATATATTTATTACGACAATATAAACATTAGTATTTATGGGTATATTTTATTTTTGTCAATAGCTATTTACCGAAATGCATGTTTTTGGTACCGAATAGTTGATATTATCATTTTTAGCGTGGATAATGTCATCTTTAGCAATTTTGCGTTGAATTGTCGAATTATGTAGAGTATAATGTAATTAAGCAAATAAGTATAGGGGGAATTAATTATGGACGAACAAAAGAAATTTCATCAAAAATTATGGTTTACATGGGTTATGTTATTTATTTTTACACCAATAGGGATTTTTAGTTTATGGAAAAATAAACATTATAGCAAAACCGTAAATATTGCATTAAGTATAATTTTAGGGATTTTTTTTATATGCGTTGCATCTAGCAATAATCCCGATGAATCCAAGGTTGCGACTACTAGATCGGCACCTGTTACAAAGGCGACTATCAAGGCAAGTTTAGCACCTACAATACCGCCTACCCCTGCACCAACATTAACGCAAGAACAAATAGCAAAACAAGCAGCAAAAAAAGAAAAAGAAAAATATCAAAAATGGATTGATAATCAATTTAGTGCCTGGGATGGCTCACATAAATCATTAGTTGATTTAATCACGGAAAACTTAAACGATGCTGACAGTTTTGAGCATGTAAAAACTACTTATATCGATAATGGCGATGGGCTAACAATATTTATGACATATCGGGCTAAAAATGCTTTTGGTGCTAAAATATTGCAAAACGTCACTGCTACATCTGATTATAAAACCAATTACATAAAAGTAATCAGCCAAAATAATTAATTAATTTTCTATATCCTGAGATTTATTATTCAAAATAATGTATAATCTTTCCAAAGGGGGGATTTTTATGCATTTTATTAAGTTAAAAAAAGGTTATGGAGTCAGATTTTATCATGAAGGCGACCAGGTTTATCTATCTGGATTTAGCACTAAAGACGCCGCGCAAATTGCAGTAAATGAGTATAGGC